ATAAAAATGTAACAGGATTGCAATTAATGTCATACGAATTACCAAATCCAAAAAATAATATAAATGAAACAAATAATTCTTTCATATATAAAATTAACAGACAGACAAAGATCATAAAATTGACTGAGAGTTATTATAATATTTATAATTTACTAGATGAAATACAAAAGGGTTTTAATGAATTAAATGATAATATAAATATATCTTTAGCAGAGAAAGATCATATCATAATTGAACATAAAGATGGTATAAAATTTAGTATAGAAAATGGAAGTTTAAATAAAAATTTAGGATTTATTAATAAAAATGAGAACAATAATTATTTTATTTCAGATGTTCCACACAATTTTAATGAACAGAAAAAAATATATATGTTTATAAAAATAGGATCAGAATATGATAATAGACCGTTTGCAATATTAGATTTAACAAAAAGATATAATGAGTTATGTCCAATAAAAAAATCTTATAATGAACCCATAAAATACGTAGATTCGTTAATAATAAGATTTCAAAAAGATGAGAATCCCAAAGGACAACTTTACGATTTTGGTAATGCACCACATCGATTAAAATTTAATTTAGTAACAGAATAATATAATTATAAATTATATAAATGGAGTTAAAATATATTTATATAATAGGTTTAATACTGATAACAGTGTATATTATATGTATTTATTTCAGAAATGAACATTTACATCAAACAGAATTGAATAGAATCAGACTTTTAGAAATAAAACATCAAAAGAAAATGGATGCTCTAAATAAAATAAGATTATTAACAAAACCTTGTTCAAAAAAAGATTTAAAAACACCAAGAAGTTGTTATTTTGAATCCAAATATAAATGTAAATGGAATGAAAATGCAGAAAGATGTGATTTAATTTAAATATTTTTCATCAACTCATCACGTAGTTCAAGAAGTTGATTATAAAGTAAAATTAATCTTTTTTTATCGTTTTCGTTAATAAATACAGATACATTATTATTTGTAGTTGTGGTTATATTTTCTGTTAAATCAGTACAATTAAAAAGTTCATCAATTTGTCTACAATTTTTAAAATCACGTGTCGATGTATTATCTAAGACACAAAGTTTTTTCTTAAGTTCGATATATTTTTCGTAGAGACATTTATCAGATTTAAGTTCATTAATTTTCTTAACATATTCAGAATATATTCCATATTAGTTGTTTGTGCTAATTTGGAGTTAAAACATTTTTTAACATTTTTAATTTTGATAGCAATGAGACGAATATTTTTTTTGATATCATTATATTCTTGAAACAAATATTTATTTTTCATTTATATATTAAATGGAGATTTTATGTAAAATAAACATCTCTACATTCATTAATTTTATTATCAGGAGTTTTATCATTAACGATTTCATCAAATGAATTACCATTTAAAAGTCGAATGATAAAATTGATACTGTAAACACCACATTCAGAATTTTTAAATTGATGTCGAATACTATTATGTCTAACATCTAATTTTTTATTCTGTTTTTTGATAAAATTACTAAATCTTCTCATGATTTTTCTTATTTCTGGTTCTGGTCTAGTACCATATGAGTCAAAATAGTAAACTTGACCTTTTTTAGTATCACTATACATTGCTACCCAATGTGATCCTGGTTTATCATGTGGATCTAAATTGAAAACAATACCAAGAGAATGAATACCATCATTATTTAACTGTTTGAAATTAAGATTTTTAATTCCATAACTAGGTAAATCATCAACATCAATCGGTACAGCACCTAAAAATTTAAAATGTGGATATTTCTGTTCATATTGTCCCATAACTTTATTAATATCAAAAGTATTAAGCCATGTAAATTTACCTTGAGGTCCTTTAGGACGAAAAATATTAGTTTTAAGATCATATTTAATTTTTTTCTGTAATCGATTAATAAAAGGTTGTTTGAGCCAACACATTTGGTTATCACAAAGTTTTTGAAGACGTGATTCAAATTGTGTTAAAAGTTTTTTTTTACATTTTTTAGGATTTAAAGTTTCAAGTTTTGGAAACAGTTTAATTTTATTTTTAGGATTCATCTCATTATAAGCTTTTGCCATAACAATTAAATAGTCTAGATTAATACAAGAACCATATTTAAATTTTTTACTGGGCGCACATTTAAAGTCATTTTTATGTTTAGGTTTAAATTCGGATGTATCAGATATCGACATCTATATAATTATATTAACAAAAAATGGATAAAAAAATTTTATTTATCATTTTTAAAACATTTGGCAACACTATCCATAAATTCATCATAATTTTTATTATAATTATCACTAAAAAAATGGTATTTATGAGGTATGACAACTCGATTTATAATACCAATTAATTTTAAATTAGAGTCAAAAATATTACCATGATCATCGATACAATATTGATTACCATTTATATATTCAATAGACAGTACAATATCTTTCGTAGATGTTTTTTTATTAGTAGTACTATTCATCAAACATTTATCAACAATAACTTTTTTAGTATCTTTTTTAAATTTATCTTTAAGTTCAGGATTATCATTTTCAATGGTTGATATACTGACAGAGACTCCTTCTTTTACACCTTTAATATAAGCTTCATCAAGTTGACGTTGAAAATCTTCTTTAAGTTTAGTATGAACATCTTTTTTATTACTCATCATAATATGATATAAGGATAATAAAAGTTTTAAATAATTTATAAATCAATTTTATTTTGTTTTATAAATAAAAATTTAAGGATTTTCTTCAGTATCAACAAATAAATTATCATCATCATCTTCTTCTTCTTCTTCTTCTTCTTCTTCTTCTTCTTCAGTATCAACAAATAAATTATCTTCATCAGATTCAGTATCATTATTATTATTATCATTATTATTAGTTTCCATTTCTTCAATATTTTTAGTCAATTCATTTATAAATTTGAGATTATCACCTTCGAGATAGAGTCTTGAAACCACATTCATAATATCAGTATTATATTTTCTATTTCTACTACCAATATATCTGAGTAATAGATCTAATTTATCAGGATTATTTCTAAAATATAGAACATAATCCCACATTTGTCTAAATATAGGTAAACTTTCAGCGAACCATACTCTATCTCTTTTGATTGTAACATTTTTAGATTTTTCTAATCTCCAATATATAACTTTATCAAAAACATAGTCATAATAATCTGGATTTTTGTTTAAGGTTGTAATTTGTTCGGTAATCCATACATCACAATCATGAGGTGACATTTCTATTTTTTTTGGATAGATGAAAATAGCATCAGAGAATACAACATCCCAATATTTACCGTTAAGAATATCATCCATACGATTTTTAGGAACTAATTGAATTAAACATCCTTTTTCAAAACCGAAATTTTTAGATCGAAAAGGTTCATTTGGATCAGTATCATCAATAAAATCTTCACGCGATTCATATTCCCGAATATTACATTGCCAAAAATCACATTCTTCTAAATTACAACATTCTAACTGTAATTGAACTTGAATCCAGTAATAGATAGGACATATTTCTCCTTTAATTTCTCCTTCCATTTTAATTTTACGTGACAATGGACATTTGATTTCTAACATTCTCCCAACATATTTTGAATTATGAATATCGTCTAATTTATATCTATTACATATTCCATCAGGACTAGCACCAAGAAATTTGTGTTTAGAATGTCCCATAAGACCAAATTCTTCTACAATAGTATTCATTCGATATGCATATATCATAGTAGCTGGCTCTTCTAATTTTTTACCATGATAACAGTATTTATTAGATTGAAATGGGAGTCCAATAGTCTTCTTCAATATAAATTTATATTGTGGTTCATATTTATTTAAACCAAGTACAGTACCACCATCACTAGCAGTAATTTTACCTTCCCTCATTTTAAACCATTCTTTAGATCTTTGAACGGGGAGTTCAATAGCACGTAATCTATCGTATATTTTTGCTCTCTCTAAAAGAGTATTATCTAAATGATCATCTCTTTGTTCTTCATGAAGCCATTGTGTACCATAAGGACCATTTTCAGGATCATTTCTTTTAATGATAGTATAGTTTTTTTCATTTGGAAATTGATAGGTCATTAATCTTTCATCAATATGAGATATATCATCAGAATTTATAATTTCATCATCAATTTTTTCTTCATCAATCTCTTCATTTTCAATCTCATCACTATTATTAGTTAAAATATTGATATATTTTTCAGTAGATTTCTGTTTTCTTTTTACATTAAAATAGTACTTTTTTTTTCGTGTTGAGAAATGTAAATATTGTACAATAAATTCTAGTACAATATTTTGTGATATTTCTTTATTGATAGTTTGTTGAATATTGATAATAATTACATCAACAGTCTCATTTAACTCATTTTCATTGTAAAATTTGTTGATATGATTATTTCTGAGAAAATTTCTAATTTGTCTTCTTTCTGAATTTAAGATTACCATTTTATTAATAAAAAAATAGTGAACAATCTTTATATATAAAAAATATTATAATAAAGTTTGATCAGCATCTTCATAACTTCCAATTATTTCTATAATAAATATATATTATATAAATGCCAAAATTGTCCGTAAAAGATGTTGTACTTAAATTTTCTAAAGGTTGGAATTTAAAATTTGAACCTGAGACAAAAATATACTACACATGGGAAAAAACAAGAAGAGCACCATGGTTCTCATATATTCGTGAACCAAAAGAATCATATGTTTTAATTGATTATAGCCCTGATGATAAACAATGGATCGTAGGATATATTTTTGGAAGAGTTGGAGAGAAGTTTGGAGTTATAAACGATATAACAGGAGCATTTAAAATAAGACCTGATTTTTCATTTACAAAGTATAAAAAAATAGATAAAAAAAGATATAAAAGTCTGACCGAAGAGAGAATGAAAATATACTATTAAAAAAAAACAATTTTAGGATAGTTATATATAAATGAATATGCAAAATCATCTATGTATCCATAAAATTACAGGTAATGATTTAAATATAGATAGCAATGATCCTAATTTTATGGATTTATGTTTAAATCAAAATGGTAAAATAATAGATAAAAATGATAGATTAGATCCGGATTCTGATTGGTTATGTTATGTTAATAATAGGCCAATATTTTCCAAGAGAGACTGCAATAAAAAGAGAGGGAAATATAGAGAGAAAATAGATATTCCACCATTAATACCTATTAAAAAAAATGTAAAACCTAACAATAATAGTATTTATATACTATCATCATTATATTTAATCATCGTCATAAGTTTTATCATGTATCTATTTTCTATGTTTAAGAAATATTGGCCATTAAAATACTTTATGGGTACAATATTTTTACTAAATTTAAATCTATACTTATTTTGTCCACTAAACATATGCACTTTATCAGGAAACACTATATTGCTAAGAAGAAACCCCACACTATTCACTCACAATATATTTTGTAAAATATTTCCATTTTTTACGGGCTGTGAAAAAAACTATTACGATATTACGAAAAAATTACTTAATGATATTAATTAATCTAATATAACCTAAAATTCTCATTCTACAACAGTATCTAACTAAACCTAAATCGTCTAATAATTTTGTTTTAGCACTATTTTTTTCTTTTTCACTCATTTTTTTATCATCACATATCTTTTTTAATCTTTCCTCATATGGTATCTGTTTATTTGCGAGCAAATTTTTACAACTAGGACACTTATAGTACAACATCGATATATTTATATGATAGATAATGTTTTAAATAATTTATAGATCAATTTTTATTTAATAAATATGATGATAATAATATAGACAAAATATAAATGAGTGGTAAGGATTTAGGTAAAGCATCAAGCGATTTAAGAAAATTTCAAGATGGAAGTTATTTTTATCAATTAGATGATCAAAGATTCGATGTCGATAAGTTTAACAGAGATTTTGAACAGTATGTACGAAAAAGAAAAGATGAACAAAAACGTAAATTAGACGACAAATTAGCGCAGTTAAATGAACCAGAACCGGAGACATTAATATATAATAAGTCGATAGGTAATATTTTTATAGATGCAAAAGACTCAATGTTTAAATTCTTGGACGATTTATTACAGAGAAAATTTACATTAGATACATTTACAAAAGACAATAGATTATTTTACATAGGTTTAGTAATTGTTGTGATTGCAGTAGTAATATTTCTTTACAATATTTTAGCAGGTGACGATAAACAAGAAACATCTAAACCTGTTTTTGAAATTAAACATATTCATGAAATCATAAATAACCAAATAAAACTTCAAAATGGCGCAAATCCTGAATAACCGTGCTGATTGTTCAAAATATTTGAACGAGACATCGATATATCTGCTAATGTTGGATAATTAACATCTTCAAGATCGTATGTATGGTATATTTTATACTCATGTTTTTTTTTTGTTTTAAAGAACTTATCATGCTGTAATTTGCTGAGACGATAATTTTTGATCGACGTAAACTTATCATCATCATTAATAATAAATTTTCGTAAATGGTACTTATTTGTATTCATATCAGGAAATGTACATATTTGATAAAAGAAAGTGTATTTTTGGGGTTTTTGATGAACAGTTGTATTGGTTTTATTAGTGTCAAAAATATATTTAATATTTTTAAACATATTTATGATTATATTGGAGAAATTTTTTAAATTATATATCCTCATTTAAGATTTTATTCAAAAAAATTGATTATTCAAACATATAACTCAATATATCACAGTTATAAGCTATATTCACTATTCAATATGAATAATAGTGAAATAGTAATCGAATTGAGTCAAAATAGAAATTTTATCAACGAAATGGTTAAATCAAAAAAGAAATCAATACTTGATTTACAAAAATGCAAAAATGGCCAAACAGCATTAATGTACGCTTGTTGGAATGAAAGAAATAAATGCGGATTAAAACTAATCGAGATGGGTTGTGATATAAATATACAAGATTATGATGAAAGTACTGCTTTAATGTATGCTTGTTGGATAAATAATGAAGAAATGGTTTTTAAGTTAATCGAAATTGGTTGTGATCTTAATTTAAAAGATAAAAATGGTCATACATATAAAAATTATATTGGAAAACATAGAATGTGTCCAAATAT